GTCCGCGTCACCCGCCGGCGGCCTCATGCTGGAAGGACCCAAAGGGGGGAGTGGGGGGGGGGGTGCCCTCGGCCCGCGGCGCTGCACGCCCTCCAGGCTTCGCCCGCGCGCGCGCCTCGCGCGCGGCCGTGGCGGGGCAGCATCCGGGCCTGGATCAGCTCGCGGCCGGGGGATCGCCAGCGGCTACGGCCATGCGACGGAAAGCCTCGGAGATCCCCGTGCCCAGCACGCTGGCCCAGTTGAGAACCCGCCCGCGGGTGCCGGGGTCCATGTAGATCGAATAGGGGCGGCCCTCCCCGCCCTCCAGCGGCGGGCGGCCTGGGCCCCGCTTTTCCTCCGGTGCAGCTCGAGGAGCGGCCGCGGCGGGCTTGGCGGTGGCCTTGGGTGCGCGGGCAGGCTTGGAGGGCTTGGCCGGCGTGGGAATCTTGCGCGCCTGGCGCTTCATGGCGGTGGGCATTGTGGGGGATCCGGTGAAAGGGGGTGAGCGGCGCCGCTCCTCGCAGCGCCTGCTGAAGTATGGCGGCCGGCCTGGATAGTCTCAACAGGAAAACAGGATTCGCGCCAGGCCCAGGTGCTACTCGCCGATCCGGCCCAGTCCCACCCGCTTGGCCAGGTAGGCGGCCCTGCCCTGTTCGCTCGTGAAATGGCCCGCCCGAACCCGCGCCGATTTGATCGCCGCGGTGAGCTCGCGCTCGAAATGCTTCTGGTAGGTGGCCTGGGCGGTGCGCTCCACCTCGAGCGGCATCGGCCAGGTGGATTCGATTTTCGCCGACGTCACCAGGGTGAAAAACCGTCCCACGCCCCCCAGGTTCTGGAGCCGGCCGCGGGCACGATCGAGCCGCTTATTGATCGCCCGATCGGTGGTGAAAACGTCGGGGCGATCGCGCAGCGCCCTGGGCTTCATGCCCGGCGGGATCGAGCCGCTCGGCCGGCGATGCACGAGCGAAGTCGGAACCGCAATATGGGCCGCGCCCTTCTGGGGGACCTTCTGGCCGCCGGTCACGTGAATGGCCATGAACTGGTCCAGAATCCCCACCTTCGCCGCGGGGTGCGGCCAGTCCCGTTTTTCGGCGCGCTCCACCCGAACCGTTTTCAGAACCCGTTTTGAGCGGATTTTGAAATGCTGGGGCATCGCCCGCACCACCACCTCGCGCGAGTCCTGCGCCACGCGGGTGAGCGCGGTGGCGGTGGCGAAAGGCAGCTGGGAAAACGTGAAATCGCGCAGCATCACCGAGAGCTGCGCGGCATTCGTGCCCACGCTGATCTCGACCAGGCCCACGGCCTACTTCGGCGCGGGGGTCCGCGCCCAGCAGGGGAAGGATTGGCCCTGCAGGTTATTCAGGTTCGCGCCCTCGGGCGGTTCCGGTCCCACGGTTTCCGCGGTCCAGGTGAGGCCCTCGCGCCCGGTGAATTCCAGATCGAGATAGGGGCCGCCGGCCTTCCCGGCCGGCGCGGCCTTGTGCACCTTCAGCACCACGGCCTCCACCGTGGCGATCGCCGGGCCGCCCACCACCACGCGGACCTTGATCCGGTCCCCCACCTTCACGGATTCGGCCACGGCCTGGGATGCGCCAACAGGAGCGGCCGCGCCCTGGGGCGCGGCCGGCTCGGGATTTTTCGTGCTCATGGGCACGAGCATACGCTGGGGCTCGACGTCACGGAATCGTCAATCCAACAGGCGCGGGCGGTTCCCCGGGATTTCGAACCAGCGCAGGCCATGCTCGAGCTCGTGGGCGTCGAGCGTGGCCATCCACCGCACAATCTGGTCCAGGTTCCACCACGCGGTGCCGAAATCCGGCCGGCGCTGCCCGTGGGCCGCGCCGGTGAGCACCACCCGGCCCTTGGGATCGCGCACCAGATAGGGGTGCATCGCGGTGGAGTGGCCGCAATGCTCGATCGTCCAGCCGGCCGCATGCTGGTAGCGCGCGGTCAATTTGCTGCGGTGGGCGGGGTCATCCGAGCGGGCCCAGCCGGCCGCCGCCAGCTGGGCCTTCGAAATCGTGGGGGATCTCACAGGACCACCGCGCTGGCGATCTCATAGGCCGAGCGGAAAGCACCATCGGCCTCGCAGCCGCCCACCTCGGGGAAGGCCGCGAGGATCGCCGCGCGAGCCTCGAGAGCGCGATCGGCGAGCGCTGCGCGCACGGCCTCGATTCGCGCGGCCGATCCGCCTTCCAGGTGATCGTACCGTTCCCGATCGAGCTCGGTTCCCACCAGACCGAACCAGCCGCGGCCGCCGGGAATTTCCCGGGTGGTGATCACGTGGTGGCGCCCCATGAAATCGCCGGCCGTCCAGGCGCGGAAAATGCGCTGGGTGGCGCAGAACGGATCGGGCGAACCCTCGACCAGGTAGGCCTGGCCGTTCAGGGTGATTTCGCGGGAGAGGGTGGAGAGCCGGGTGGTGGTGGAGAGCGCCATGGTGGGGTTGGGGGTTGGGTGCAGCTCCATGCTGCACAAGATCACTATCGGCCGCTGTTGGAATAAGTGCAACAGGAAACTAGGAAATCCGCTCGAAATCTTTCGAGGGCCCAGCAGGGCCGGCGCGGCGATCAGGCGGCCGCGATCTCCACCGGCGCCCATTCGGGTTTCGCGGCCAGCACGGCCTGCTCGAGGGTGCAGCCCACCGCGGCCTCGATTTTCTCGAGCAGGCCCTCGGCCCTCGCCCATTCCACCCAGGAGCCCGAACGGCCGTCCGATTTCCTGGTGCGCCGCCAGAGCCCTTCGATCTGCAGGCCGTGTTTCCCGCGGCGCGCCACCTCCTCGATCACCAGCGCGCGCAGGACCAGCGCGGGCGAGCTCTCGGCCATCGCGCGCAGCTCGCAGGTGGTTTGATTCGGGCAGAAAAAACAAGCGCTTTTCACCACGCTGGGCAGGCCAGCCGCGCGGATCGCCTGCTCGCAGCGCTCGCGGGTCCAGCCCCATTCCACCAGCGGATAGCGGTATTTCGCGGTGGCGTCCTCGAGATTCTCGCGCGCGCTCGCGCCGCGCTTGCCCTTCAGGGTCTCGGTGGCGTCGTATCCGATCAGCTTGACGGGTTTTTCCCCGGCGAACCCATGAAGCTCGAGCCAGCCTGCGCGCAGCGGCCGCTGCCGGCCGTGCAGAAATGCGTCCATGGGCTCGTGCTTCCATTTGCAGGAGCAGTTTCCACGGCCAAAGGCCTCGCCCGGCAGGGTCTCGTTCACCAGGCAGTTTTCCTCGAGGGTCCGATACCCTGCGCGGCCGGGAATGTTCGCCGGCCGCGAAACCGTGGTAACGCGGGGGAATCCATGGAGCTCGAGATAGGCCGAAACCCGCGCCACGTTCTCATAGGTTTCCGGCAGCTCCGAACCCGTATCGGCGAACAGCACGAGATCGGGCCGGGCGGTGGCATCGCCAGCTTCGAACATTTCGACCAGTCGAACCAGGATCGCCGTCGAGTCCACCCCGCCGCCGAAATTGACCACGAGCGGGGAGCGGCCATCCTCGATCCGGCGGAAGGGTGCGGGCGTTTTCGTTTCGGTCGTCATTTTCGTGGGGCCTCTTGGGTGCAGCTCCATGCTGCACAGGATCACTATCGGCCGCCCGTTGGATAAGTGCAACAGGAAAATACGAAATCTTGCCAGGCCCCGCCGGCCGTGCCAGAATCGGCGCACCTCCAGGCCGGCAGTGGCCGGCGGCAGCGCGGCAGGGGAAAACGCCCAGGTGCACGCTGGCGGTTCCGTGGGAGTCGGAACCTGGAGCTCCTCCCACCCCGCTATCGGATCCTGGCCTTACGCTTCGCATGCTCGCGGGCGCCGATCGCGCGCAGGGCGAGCGCAATATCGAGCAGCTGCCGCACGGCCGTTTCCGCCAGGCCCACGTTCTGCCAGGTGCCGCGCAGCCTGCCGGCGGTGCTCACGATCTCCGCGGCCGTCTGCTCCAGGATCTCGAGCCGCGCGCGCAGCGCCGCCGGCGCGCGCAGCGTCTGCGCCTGCTCGGCGCTGGTGATCTCGGGCGTGGTTTCGTCGGGCGTCATCGGCGTATTCACAGGGTGGCCTCGCGGATTTCCTTCAGGTTTCCGAACCAGCGCGCGGCCTTCGCCCAGCCGGTGGTGCGCGCCAGACCATGCTCGCGCAGCCGGCGCAGGATTCGATCGACGTCCCGCCGGCTCGGGGCCTCGAGCCCGAGCTCGCGCGAGCATTGCCGGTGCAGCTCGGGCGCGCTGATCCCGTTGTGCTGGGCGTCGATCAGGGACCAGGCGAGCCATTTCTCGGTTTTAGACCAGGCCGCGGCGGCCACCTGGCCGCCGGCGATCGGTGCTGTAGGCGTTTTCATGGGGCCGGCCTCCAGGCCTACGCCAGATCCTGGGCGCGCTCGAGCCGCCGCTCGAGCTCGGTCACCAGGTGATTCGGCCGCGAGCGGAGCCCCAGCTCCTGCATTTTCGAATCGTGCCACCGGCTCACCAGGTAGCGGCGATCATCCTCGGTGAGGGTCTCCACGGTGCGGTGCCAGATGCAAGCGCTGCCCAGGCGAACCATGGGAATCGGCGCCTGATCGCGCTGGACGCGCTGCACGAAATCGTTTTCGAAGGCCGGGGGCACCATGGATTCGACGGCCTTACGCTGGGCGTCCCATTGCGCGAGAGCCTCGCGCGCGCCCTTCAATTCGAAGGTAAGCCGCGCCAGGGTTTTCGCGCGGCGCTCGGCCCTGGCCATGGCCTTACCGATCTCGAGCGAATCGCCCTTCATGCACCCGGTGCCCACCACGGCCTCGGCGCCGCTGGAGAGCAGCACGTAGGCGTGCACCTCATGCGCGCGGCCGCATCGATCGCAGCTGCGCAGAATCCCCGAGCCGGCCACGGCCACCCAGCGATCATCGGGGCCTTCGATCCATTCCCGGGTATCGATCACGCGCAGGATGCTCGAGATTGCGATGGCGGCGGGCTGGGTTGCGGTGGGCGTCATTTTCGTGGGGGTCCTGTTGGGTGCAGCTCCATGCTGCACAGGATCACTATCGGCGCCCTGGTGGATAAGTGCAATAGGAAACTAGGAAATCTGGGCGGAATCTTTCGGGGCCTCGCCTCCACGATCGCGGAGCAGCCGCTGCAGCGCCCGAACGGCCGTCACCCTTTCCCGCTGGGTGTCGTACATCGCGGTAATCAGGCCGGGCTGCAGGGGCAGCGCCCGCTTCGCATCGATCGCCCGAACCTCGGCGAGGCAGGCATCCAGCACCCGCCGCTCGGCCGCCTCCACGCCGTTTTTCGTGGCAGCATCGGCCCGCAATTTGTCGAATTCGATTTCCACGTGGGTGCAGCCATCGCGGAATCCTTGACGCCAGGAATCGCAGCCCACTTCGGTGTCGCCCTTGGCCACCGCGTTGCGCAGGGCCTGCTGCCAGCGCTCGCGCCAGTCCTGCAGGGTTCTATGCTCAGGCATGGGGGATACCCTCCCCGCGCTCCTCACGCTCGGATTCACGGTAGGACCAGACGAGGCCCACCAGAAAAGCCACGATCTCGAGCGCCCACAGAACCAGGCAGCCGAGCACCACCCAGGCGATCACGGCCGCACCTCGGTGGAGAATTTCGCCCAGGCCGTTTCGAGCCGGTCCACCACCTCGCCCAACAGGATTTTGCCCTCGCCCGATCCGCGGGCATAGCCGCAATAGAACGCATGGCGCTCGCGCTCGGCGCCGCGATTCGCGGAGAGCTCGAGCTCCGATCTCATCCTGGAAACGATATCGGCATGGATCCCGCGGGCGTCGCGCAGGGCAAAATCGATTTTGAGCGCCACGCCGATCAGGTGGACCATGGCCAGCTGATCAGTATTCGGATCGATCGGCGTTTCCCGGCCCGAGTATCCGAGCCAGGCGAGCCGCAGGCCTTCAGGCGAAGGCCAGGCTGGAATTCGCACCGCGGTTTTCTCAGTTTCCATCGGTTCCCCCATTGTGGCGTGAGCCCACCAGCCCGCTTCGCAGGCCCTGGAATTCGCGCCAGCATTGCGCCTGGTGCACCGCGCGCACGATCGCCTCGCGGCGAAGCCGCGCGAGCGCCGGCTCGGCGAGCCGGCCGGCCTTCAGATACAGCGCCAGGAATCGGCGCGCGGTCTCCACCTGGGTCATAGCGGCACCGTCCTTTTGCTCTCGGCGATTGCATCCAGGGTAACGCCATCGAATCGCGCGGAACCCGTGGCGATCATCGACGCAAACCTGGAAACCAGCCCCAGCAGGAGCTCGGGGAATCGATCCAGCTCGTCGGGCTGCAGGGTGAGCTGCATTCCCCAGGAGCGGCCGTTTTCTCGATCGTCGTAGATAATTCGGATTTCGAAAACGTCGGGGGAGTTGTCCAGCACGCTATCGCCGCGCGGCACGATCGCGCGCCGCCGCTGCCCGCGTGCCGTTGGATCGAACCCGACCACCGCGCGCCAGTGATTCGAGGCCGGGGTTACCAGCCAGTCCTTCGGCCACAGGGTGCGATCGAGCACCAGCCGCACGAACCGATCGAATTGCGAGAAATCGTTATTGATCACCGCGCCACCGCCCGGGCCTCGCCCTTCGCCAGCTTCGCCGCGGATCGCAGCTGCAGATACTCCTCGAGGGTGCGCTTTTTCCCGCGCCAGTGAACCCCGACCACGGCCGAGACCGAAAGCCGGCGGCGCCCATAGGGTGCCAGGAATTTCACCGCGAGCACCTGGCCGCGCGCGGCGAGCACCACCCCGCACCGTTGACCATGGTGGTAGCAGTCGATCGTGCGCCCGATCAGCAGGCGCGAGAGTTTCGTGGGAATCATCGGGTGGCGCTCCTCGATTCCAGGGCCGGCCAAGTGGATTGGATCAGGAGCTCGAAAGCCTCGCGCAGGTTTCCGCCCATGATCTCGGCGCAATGCTCGACGCCCAGCAGATAGGCCGCATTCTCGCGCCGCTTCGCCGGCGTGGCCGAGCGGGCGCGATCCATCGCGGTGAGATACAGCTGCGCCAGCTTCAGGGCCTTGCCGTCCCGAATCTCCACGGCCTTGAAGCCTGAACCCTCGCGGCCATGGTCCTCGGCGCAGCCCTGCTCGGCCTCGCTCTCGGAGATTCCGCGATAGTAATGCACCTGGGTTTCGCCGGCGCGATCTGTCCAGCGCACGAGCACGGTGGCGCCGATAGGGGGGAGGGAAATCACGAGCGCACCGCCTGGCGCTCGGCGCGGTCCGCTTCCGCCAGCGCCGGCGCGAGCAGCGCCTCGAGGGAACTCGAATAGTCGGCCAGGCAATCCCAGCCGTCATTTCCGAAAACGAACTGCACCGCGCCGGCGGGCTTGCCGTCCAGGCGGAACCGCACCACCTCGTCGTCCACGCTGGCCAGGTGCTCGAGCGCTTTTTCCACGCTCACCTGCTCGACGTTGCTTCCATCGCTCCAGAGCGAAAGGTGGATTGTGCGGCCGCTCTCGACCATGGCCTGGAGCACGAGGCCGGCGATTCTCTGTTCCGTTGCTTGCCGTGTATTCATGGGTTCCCGTGGGGGTTGTGCGCCGCACGATCGCGGCGCTGGGGACACTATCGGCTGCCCTGGGTGATAAGTGCAACAGAAAAACAGGAATTCCGCGCGGGTCCGTTTTAGGCCCCGGCGTGGCGCATGCCCTCCCCGATCACCCAGTCCTGTTCCGCGGGGGGCTCGAGGCATACGGGGCAGGGCAGCAGGCGGCCCTGCGCACCGCGCACCGCCGGCCAGCGCTGCGCGCCGCAGGTGGTGCACAGGCCGGCGGGATCGGCGTCTGGCGCGATCTCGCGCAACAGGCATTGAGAAAAGGGCGAGATCAGCACCACCACCCGCCGGCGGGTGTTCCTGCAGGTGAGCTCGAGCGGCAGGTGGTGGCCGTCGATCGCGCCCGGCGCCAGGCATTCGAGCGCCGAATGCCGGCGGCCGCAGGAGAGGCAGGAGTGCAGCCGCAGGTAGTTCGCCAGCAGGAACTGCGCCTGGCGCAGGTTCGAATACTCCAGGTCCGTTTCACGATACAGCAGCTTCGAAAGGGGCAGCGGGAGCTCCATTTTTCAGTCCTCGGGGTTTGAGTGATCCTCGGCCCAGGCGCGCAGCGCGCGCGCCGCGGCCAGATACGCCGGCGAGGGATTCTTTCGAACCTCCTGGCCAGGTGAATAGGTTTCGAGCAGCTTCGCGCGCAGCGCCCTGGGGAACAGGAACCAGTGTTGACGGCAGGCGAACATTCGCGCGGGCACCAGCCGCTCGCACCCAGGCCAGTGGCAGCGGTGCGGGATCATCGCCCGAGCTCCAGGAGCTCGTGGGGTTCCATCCCGAGCCAGCGCGCGCCGACGGCGAGATCCTGCGCGGTGGCGTCCTCGAGGGCGCGCCAGATCCAGCCGGCTGGGTTTCGAATCCGATCGCCGCGCGCGAGCGCTCGAGCGAGTAGCCCGCCGCAGGCCTGCGCGCGCCGCCATTGCCCGGCCGCGCGGAACGAGGCCGCGCCCTTCAGGTTCGCGCCTGCGCGGCCGAGGGCCTCGAGCACCGCGAGCGGTGAGCGCGCGCGCACGAGCTCGCGGCCGAGCGCCACCCCGCGGGCCTTCGAAGCCGCCAGATCCTCGGGGTTCGCGGCCGCGCGCGGCGGGGATTCTGGCGAGCCCAGCAGGCCCTCGAGGGCGAGCACGTGCTGCCGGGCGCCGCTGCGCCAGCCTGAAAACAGCTTGCGCCACAGGTCGGGGGAATGGCGCGCCGCGGGGTACAGCTCGAGCAGGCGCGCGCCTGGGCCGCTCCAGAACTCGCTCGCCGCCTCCCCGTCGAGAACGTGGAAGGTATCCGGCCACCTCGGCCTGCGCTCGGGGTGGGCCGGGTCCCGCCGCATCGGGAGCCAGTCGCCCGGTCCCCGTTGAAGGATTCCCGCCTGCTCGAGCGCTCCCAGGTGCGAGCGCATGGAGCGCAGGCAGGGCGGATCCTCGCCAAAGTATCCACGCCACGCTCGCAGCAGGCCCTCGGCCCCCAGGCGCGCCACCGCGCCAGGGACATACCAGGGTTTCAGCGGGGCGCCCGAGAGCGGGCAGCGCAGGGAGAGCAGCAGCAGCACGATCTGGGCGCGCAGCTCGCGCACATCGCGGCGGCGCGATGCGCTCTCGACCAGCGCGGTGAGCAGCACCGAACGGCGCGAGAGCTCCTGCATCGCGCTTGCACTAGGGATTTCAGCGGCGGACAATGGCCGCCGCTGGTGGGATAGATTCGACACCTGGACCACCTGCATTTCGGGCCTGGCCCGCGGGCACCCCCCGCGGCGCTGGGCCCATTTCATACCTACTTACCCCGAGCGCGCACAAGGGCCGCAAGCATTTTCTAACAGTAGCCGCCAGGGATCATCGGCGCGGCGCTCTCGCCGCAGGCAGAGGGTTCTGATTTCCCATTCGTATGCAGAGGGGTGCAAGTTTGCAGCGAGCTCGCCGCGTTCTCCCCAGGTTCTCCACAGGTTGCCAACAGTCCGCGGGCTTCCGATTTTTTCGCCTCATCCGAGGAGGAAAAACAGGAACCGGCCCCCCGCCGGTCGCGGAACGGTTCGCGGCCGCGGTGAAACGAAAGGGGCCGCCGGTGAGACGATCAGGACCGCCGGCGAGCCGCTGGGCGGTGCGAATCCGCCCCAGATCCGCATCGGTTCCGAATCGGATTCGATGCACGGTCGCGCAGCCCAGAGCCTTCCCGCGTCCAGGCGCGCTACTCGCCGCCCGGCGCCGCCGGCGAGCTGCCCTCCTGCTCGGTCGGGCCCCAGCCCGGGGGTTCGAAGGGCTCCATGGGCAGGCTGTTGCCAGCCCACGGGTGCGCGCAGTCTGAAAAGAATTCGATCACGCCGGCGCGGATCAGGGAGTGGCAGGCCACCCGGCCCGAGGAGTCGCGCACCACCACCGAGGGCACGATCGAGGGCGCGGCGGTCTCGGGTTCGCTCACGCTCCAGCGCCGATCCACCGCGTGGTGCGAGAGGCAGCCCGGGCACCACCAGGCCCAGCCTGGGCCCGGCTCGCCACCTGGCAGATCGATGCGCTCGAGCTGGGACAATAGAAGGGCCTCGGGAGGAAGGGAGGCCACGGCAGCCCTAGCGCATCCTGCGAGGGCTGGGCGGCATGCGATCGCCACGCTCGAGCAGCGAGAGCCGCGGGAAAGAAACCAGGCCGGTGGGCTCGCGGGGCTGCACGGCCACCACGCGCACCAGGCCGCACCGCGTGCACGCCCAGGCGCCGGCCACGGGTGAACCCGGCCCCAGGACTGCGATCGTCCAGCAGCCGCACCTGCAGGGCTTCACCGCATGCTGGGGCCCGCCCTCCTGCGAGCCGCCCGCGCGCCGGCCGGCGTTGCTCATTTCGACCACGCCCAGGTATCGAGATCCGCCGGCGGAACCGTCACCCCGTTGACCTTCACCGCGCCGCCGATCCAGCTCGAGGCCGGGCGGCGCGAGAGGAATCGGGCCTGCTGGTTCCAGCCGGCGAGCACGGCCGGCATGGAGCCAGGCTGTTTCCCCGGCTCCTCGGCCGGCCCGCATTGCGAGCTGATCCCCGAGGAGCCAAAGGCCAGGGTTTTGCCCACGCCCCGCACCGTGAACGGCGCGCAGCCCGCGGCCGATTCGGTGAGCGCTACCAGCTTGACGTCGCGCAGGTTGATCAGCGGCGGGTAGATCGCCGCGCCTTCGAACGTGCCGCCCACGATCTCGATCGAGCGGGCGCCGCCGTATCCATCCGAGGGCAGGCCCATGGCCGCGGCGCCCGGCGAGGCCGGCAGGGAACCGCCGGGCGGATCCATTGAATAGCCCAGCGCGATCGGCTGGGAATTCGAATTGATAGGCAGGGTGTAATCCAGCTCGTACTGTTTCGCATCCACGTAGGCCTGCAGCGCGCCGCCGGCCCATTTCGCACCGGGCACCTGGCCGGCCAGGTCGTACCCGTCGAGATTCACCCGGTAGTGGTAATTGCGCACCACCACCTGGCAGAACCCGCCGCAGATATTCACGGCCCAGCTGCCCAGCACCCCGCAGTCCGTGGCGCTCAGATTCTCGATCAGCAGGCGGCCCTTGGCGTAGCGCTCCACCCAGGTATTGGGCCCAGTCTGGATTCGATTCTGGTAGCGGGTGGCGAAATAGAGGGCCGAGATTTTGCACCCGTGGAGCCTGCAATCGATGAATTCGGAATCGCCGAAACAGCCATCCGAATAAAGGAAATGTTGCGAGCTGCCGCCCCACCCGTCGCCCACCTCGGCGCCGTCGAGCAGATCGACGCCCAGCAGATGCAGGCGGGATCCGCCGTGGTGTTTCAGAATGAAAGTCGAGCTGTTCGAACCCTTCGGGGTGAGGCCCTGGGCGCTGTTCGAAATCGCCAGGAATCGCACCCGCTCGAGATAGAAATTCCCGGGGTCCACCTGCTGGCCGGCGAGAGTCTCGAAAGGCCGATCAGTGGTGCAGTCGAAAGTCAGATTGAGGAAAGCCAGATCGCGCTGGATCCCCACGCGCTGCGAAATCATCGCGCCGGCGAGATACGTGTAATCGCTCGAGCTGGGGTCCGCCTGGTCCAGGCCCACGATCGAGAGTCCAGAGAACCCTTCCGGCCGCGCGCCATCCTTCGCGCCGGTTTTGTCGCCCAGGCGCACCATGCCGTGGCGGCCGAGCACGCCCACCCATTCGCCCGAATTGTTCTGGAGCTGCTCGAGCGCCACGATCAGCTCCTCACGCCCGCCGGCGGGGATCACCTTCGGCGCGCCGGCGCGCCAGTCCGTGATCACGCCGGCCGCATCCACGGTGATCGCCGCGGTGGGCTTGAGCGCCGGCCGCCAGGAGAGCCGGCCATCGATCGAGAGGCCCTCGGGGAGCTCGGGCGCGGTCTGGGTGGGCGTGGCAGGGATCGCCGGGGGCTGCTGCGCGAGCAGCGCGGGCAGCACCCAGACGGGGCTCGAGAGCACCAGGCCCACCAGCAGGCCCAGCGCGGAGTAGGAAACGGAAACCAGGAACGGCAGCCGGGTGGGGGGCATAGTCTCAGGCCTCGCCATGCGGGAGGGAAAACCCGCGCGGCCGCCATGGCCGAGCAGCGCGCGCGGGCACCAGAACCAGCAGCGCGATTCTATCGGCGCGGCCGCAGGCCAGCGCGCTGCATTTCCACCGCCAGGCCGAGCGCGAGCCATCCCAGGCAATTTGAGCACCAGTTTTCCATCGGCCATTTTCCGCCGATTCGCCGGTGGCAGGCCCAGCGCCTGCCCGGGAATTTCGTGCACGGCCCCCAGGGGATCGCCTGGCCGCGCAGGAAAGCGATTATCAGCCGCTCGCGGCCGAGCAGATCCTCGAGGATCGAGGGGTGCAGCTGGCCGCTATCGGCGAGCTGCGCCGCGGGCCGCGGTTCGCTCGCGCGCTCGGGCGGCAGAATGGCCCTGGCGTTCGCTCGCCCGCGCCAGCTTGGAGTGCAGGCGGCGCAGTAGGTGGAACCGCCCAGCAGGAATCGATCCAGCTCGCGCGGCAGGCTTTTTCCGCACCGCGCGCAGAAGTCGAGCGTGGGGCCGGCATTCCAGGCGGGGGTCATGGCCACAGGGCGCGCACCACCAGCACGGCATGCGAGACCAGGAGCAGCACCACCGCCCAGCGCAGCGGCAGCTGGGAGCGGCGCGCGCGCACGAGCTCGCGGCGCGCCTCGATCAGGGCCTGCTGGGTGCGGCGGTGCTGCAGGCGCTCGAGCTGCAGCTGGTAGTGCTCGATCGAGAGGGGGAAGAAATCCGGCGGCGCCATCATTAGGTTTCCCCGGCGAGGAGCAGCATCGGCGTGGCCTTGCCCATGGCCACCTGGTCGAGTTTCGGGATTATCGAATCGCCGATCGTCATCCCGTTGGGCTGCAGGAAATGGGCGAGGAATTCGTGCTCGAAAGTGGTTATCCCGCTCTCCACGGCCTCGAGCTTCGCCTTGATCACCAGCGCCAGCGCGCGCCACAGGCGCCGCTGCTCCTGCTCGAAAGCCTCGCGCGCCTGGTCGGGGGTGCGGAATTTCTTACAGCTGTACCGATCCAGCTTGAATCGAAACTGATCGGCCTTCGGATCGGGCAGCGGTAGCAGGAATCGCACCGCGCGGCCGCGCGCCACGAAACCGATCACCGCGTGGTGCTCGTCCAGCATGGTGGCGAATTTCGTGCAGCCGAATTTCGAGATAAGCTGCTCGATCTCGGCGCGCGAGCGGTCCACAGGGACGGAAGTATTTTCAGCGAAGGCCATGGGGCACCGTTCTGGCCTTCTGCAGCTGCAGCACGAGCTCGCGCAGCGGCATCGCCGCCGCGATCAGCTTTCGATCCTGCTCCATGGCCTTGTGCTTTTGGATCCACAGGGTGGGATCCAGGATCGGCCCGAGGGCCTCGGCGCTGGCGATCTCGCCCAGCAGCGCCGGCAGATCGTGCTGCGCCAGGATCGTTCCGACCATGAAACAGGCCTGCACCGCGGAACGGTAGCGCTCGATCGGGTCCTCGGCCGGTTCGCTCGAGGGCTCGGTTTCGACCAGGGCCTTGGGTTCGGTCTCGGGATCAGTCATGGGGTTTTTCTCGGTTTCAGGTAATCCGATAAAGAGGCTAGGCGCGGCGAAACTCGACCACCCAGACCCATGGGTTACTCGCCCAGGGCGCGCGCTTGCCGTTGATCGCATCCCAGCCGCGCGCGAAAGTCTTTCGAGGGTCAGTCTCCCAGACGTCGGCGCGCTGAAACCCATAATGCGGTTCGGTCACGCGCGGCGGATCGCTCCAGGAAACCAGGCCTTCGGCCACGGCATCGGGAGCGCTGATCTGCTGGAGCCGCTCGACGCGCACCGAAAGGATTTCCAGCTCGAGCCTGCAGGCGAGCCGCGGCATATAGATCGGCGAATGCCAGGCCGCGGTGAGGCCGCCGCGCGCGGCCTGGGCCTGCTGCAGGGATCGCTCGAGAGCATCGGCGCGATAGTGCACGCGCAGCGGGGCGAGCTCGTCCACGGGGTCCTCGGAGAACCGATAGGCCTCGCGCACCCAGAGCCGATCACCAGCCTGGCCATAGGGGCAGCGAATTCGCTCGCCTGCGAGCTCGTTCTCATAGCAGTAGCCGGTTCGCAGGTACGGAGCCGTCCCAAAGACTTCGCCAGCCAGATTCGGCGCGCCATCGGCGTGGTGCAGCTCGGGAGCGTTGTGCGCCACCGCGCCCGCCTCCCAGCACGAGGAGCACGTGCCAGGGTTTTTCACGGTTCGCCGGGTCTGGGTTTTCCGGCCGGCGAGAATCGCCCGCACCATGACGTCAGAAAAAATGATCGGGCGCGAGCGTGCCGTGGGGGTGGCCATGCTGCAGGGCTCCTATTCCAGATCGCGCCGCTCGGATTCCACGGCCGCGCCGGGGCGCGCCTGGGGTGCGAGCTGCAGTTTCGTGATTCGGTACAGCGAATGGGTTCGGTTCAGCAGGTCGTAACCGATCACCCCGCTGGCGCGCAGGCTGCGCAGGATCCGGCTTTCTGAACCCGGCGCGCAGGGGTGGCGGTCCTGCACGTGTTTGCCCAGGTCGGACATTCGAAACGAGCCGCCCACGCCCCGCTCGCGCAGAAACGAAAGCACCAGATCGGCGAGGGCGCCGCTCACCCGTTTCAGCTGCCGCGCCTGCTCGGTGCGCGGCGGCGCCGGCGCCTGGGCCGCGGGCTTTTGCCATTTCGGGATCAGATCGAATAGCGGGGGCGTGGGATCGCTCATGGGGTTTCGCTCCAGATCGCGCCATCCAGCAGGCGGCCGATATCGTTCGCGCGCCAGGGGATCACGTGGGCCGGGCCGTAGTGCGGGCAGGAGAGCACCCGCGAGCCCTCCACCTCGAAATTGCTCGGGGCCCACGCGCCCCATTGCTTGAAAAAGAACGCGGTGCCGATCGCGCGGCATTGATCGCGCAGCGCTCGGATCCAGTCTGGATGCACCGGCCGAGCTCCAGGCCCAGACTCGCCGCCAGCGATCACCCAGCGCACCCCGTGCGGGGCTCCCAGCACCGCCGGCGTTTCGCCGCGCGGCGAGAGCCAGGGTGAGAGAGAGAGCGGCCCGAGCAGGGGCTCGGCCGAAATGAAACGCAGCGCCGCCGGCGCCTCGAGCAGCGGCGGGATCCGCTCCTCGGCGCGCTCCTGGTCCTCGACCGACGTTCCCAGCCAGACGTTCGGGGGCGGCCAGGCGCGCAGCGCCACCGCGTGCTCGGCGCGCTGCAGGCGGGCGCGATCGCGCGGGCCCTCGAGCCGGCGCGCCGCGGCCGCCAGCGCGCCGGCGCGGGTGGTGCGCGAGAGAATCTCGAGGGCGCGCGCCGGCCGTTTCGTGAGCGCCTGGAACGTCCAGCGCGGCAGGGCCGCCATAACGCCCCAGATCGCCACCGAGATTTCCTCCTCGAGGCCCTCCTGAAAAACGTCGGAGAGACTCGCCACGAAACAGCGCCGCGGGTGCGCGGAGAGCGGCCAGGCCAGCGATTTCGCGCGCAGGGTGGTTTTCCCCGTCCAGCGCGGGCCCTGGGCCGTTTCGCGCACCAGGCCCTCGAAAGGCAGGCCCTCGCCCGAGAACCGATAGGCGAACCGCTCGGCGTAGCAGTTTTGGCAGCCCGGTGAAACCCGCCGGCAGCCGCCGATCGGGTTCCAGGTTGCATCGGTCCATTCGATCGTGGTGGTGGCGCCCATGCGCTCACCAGTCGATCGGTGCGAGAGCGTTCCAGGATTTCGCCGACACCTGGCCATCCAGGCCCAGGTGCTGGCCCGAGGGCTGGCCCACCACCACCCAGGCCTTTGAATGCCGGGTATCGAACAGCACCGCCACGCCGGTATTGGGCGCGGTGCCCGGCTCGATCAGCACGAAATCGTCCGCCCGCGTTTTCAGATCGTCCCAGCCGCCGGGTGCGCCGGGGCCGAGGGGGTCCTGATCGGCGGCCGCCGGCGAGCAGGCCGCGAGCCCCAGCGAGAGCAGCAGCAGCGCGCCGAACAGCTTCAGTTGGCCGAGCTCGCGCAGCATGCGGCGCAGCACGCTCTCCTCGGTGTCCAGCGAGAGCTTCGCGGCCTTCGCCTGGGCCTTCGCGCTCTCGGCCTCCTCGTCCAGGCGATCGCAGGTGATCCGTTGATTTCGTATCGCCTTGATCGCCGCTTCTGGCGTTTCGAACATCGGCTTCCGCGGAAAATCGAGCACATCGCTCGCCGCGGTGATCTCCACCTCGCCCAGATCCTCGCCGGTCGATTCGTCCACCACCCTGGCCTTACGCTTTCCCATGGTTCAATCCTTCGCGGCCTTGCCGCGCGCTGATTTCTTCACCTTCGCCGCCTTCCCGCGCGCCGCCTTTTTCGCGCGCGCAGGCTTGGCCTTCACCACCGCGGCCGCGGGCTTTTTGTTCGCCGCCGCCTTTTTCTTTTCGTCCTCGAGGCCCTTCTGGACCTTGCCGATATCCACCTCGCAGAAACTCGCCAGCCATTCGACTGCCGGCCCCAGGCCGTGGTCCGATTCGAAATTGCCCAGGTCCCCGCATTCGAAACCGTAATCCTGGCCGCTGATTCCCGTGGCCGCGATCACCTCGAGGCACAGGTGGCGCAGCGCCCGCAGGCGCGGCCCGCGATCCGCCTTGACGTTATCCGCGAGGGCCGCGAGCAGCAGCTCCGAAACGTCCTGGGCTTTCATGGGTTCCGGCAGGCTGCGAGAATGCCGGCGCGCCAGCTCGCGCTTCGAATCGTGCAGAGCTCGGCCGAGGAGGCCGCGGGCGAGGAATTCCCACAGGCCGAGATCGTGCTCGATTGTCTCCTCGCGCGAATTGCCCGGGCCCTCGAATCCGATTTCATTCTCGAGCGCCCGATCGATCACCGCATCGGCAAGGGCCTTTTGGGCCTTCGCCGCGGCGAGCTCATTCGCGCGCCGCGCGCTCTCCGAATCCCGCGCGGCCACCTTCTCGGGTTTGATCAGGCCCGATTTTTTCGCGGCCGCGATCAATTCCTTTTTCCCCACGAGGGTGTGCACGCCACCGTCCCGATCGGTGGCCACCTTCAATTCGAGATCGGGCAGGATTTCCTTCGCCACCGAGCGCCACGAGCCGCGCCGGCCAGGCAGATCGCAGGGGCGATCGACGTCCAGCAGGGCGTGGTCGGCCAGATAGGTGCCGTTCGGATACAGCCGCGCCGATTCCTTTTTCGAGACCACCTCGGCGCCGATTTCCTTCGCCTTGGCAATCGCCGCGAGCGAGAACGCTACGGCCTTGCGGCCCCAGCAGGCCGAATCCATGCAGGAATCCTCGCTCTCTGGCGCGCCGAAATCGGCGCCGAATAGCGTTTCCTGGGCGCTGGCACGTTTCGGGCAGGAGAGGCAGGCGCCGGCCTCGGGCAGCAGCGCCGCATCGGCGAGATCCCAGGGGGCCCCGTCCAGCCGGCGGGTGATCTCGGCCACCGCGTTGCGCGCATCGGCGAACCCCAGGGGCTGCAGGATCGTGCGCTCCTCGGGCTTTTTCTTCCCGCGCAGGATTGCATCGATCTCGAGATCATCGCCCCAGCAGTCGGCAGCGCCCGATTGCCAGGCCCTGCGAATGGCCTCCAGCTGTTCCTTCGCATCGGGCAGGCGCGCAAACTGCTCGGCCGCGCCGGTGCTGATCCAGCCCGCGCGCAGGAGATCGGCGATCACCGGCGCCAGCGCGGTGAGCACCAGGCGGCGGTGCACGTGGGAGATCGGCCGGCCTACCTGGGCGGCCACATCGGCGAGCGTGAACCCGTACCGATCGCGCAGCAGGGCATAGGCCGCGGCCTCGTCCACGGGGGACTGGTCCCGGCGGTGCATGTTCTCCACGAGCGCAATCTCGAGCGCGCGGGCGTCGTCCACCTCGCCCGGCCCATAGACCAGCGCGGGCACCTCCAGCATGCCCAGGTGGCGCGCGGCGCGCAGCCGGCGCTCGCCGGCGATCAGCTCGTGCGGCCCTCCTGGCGTCTTTTGTCGCACGATCAGGGGCTGCAGGATTCCGTGCTGCTGGATCGACGCCACGAGCTCGCGCAGCTGATCGAAATCGGCGCGAAATTTCGCGGGATTTTCGGGGTTGAACACGATCCCCGGCGCCGAAATCGAAACGCTATTCACCAGCGGCAGCCTGGCAAGGATCGGGTTTTCGAGATCGCGCGGGGGAACCGCGGGCTTCGCGGCAGTTTGCTTTTTGGCCATGGGACACCTGGAAAGATTCGCGGAGAGCGGGGCCGGCGCACCGCGCGCCGCCACCCCCGAGCATGTAATCGAAGCCGCGATCTATCCACAGGAAACCATGATTTCCGCCCTGGGCTTCGGTAGGCTTTTCCCATGCCACGGAACGAAAGGATGCGATCGGATTCCTTCACCCCGGCCGAGCTGGCCCGCCGCTGGGCGGCCCACGTGGGCGAGGGCACCCTGCGAAACTGGCGAAGCCAGAATCGGGGGCCCGCGTTCACGAAACTGCCGGATAGGACGATCCGCTACAGCCTCGAGGCCGTGCTGGATTTCGAACGTCACCACCCCATGCGCCGCTCGCCCTGCGCGGCGGCCAGGAGCCCACGCCCATGAAAACCCGATCGTGTTCCGCCATTGTCGCCCTGCTGCTCGCCTTCAGCGCCTTCGCCTTCGCCGCCCTCGTGGTGGTCCCGAGCTCGTGCACCGCGCCAGGCGCCGGCCAGCTGCCCAGCCGGGCCTTCGTGGACGCATCGCGCGCCATCCACGGGGCGATCGGCGCCAGGTTCCAGGCCTACGTTCGGGCCGATCTCTCGCTCGATCCGACCACCCGGGAGACTCTGGTGCGCACCGTGGACGATTGGGAATTCATGGTCCGCCAGGCCGAGGCCGCGCTCGAGCCCGCCCTGCCGGCGCCCGCACCGCCGGCGCCCGCGCCCACCGGGGGGGTGCACCAGTGAAACTAGAGAACGTGGTGGCGGGGGTGGTGAACAGCGCCCTCGAGCTGCTCGAGCAGGAAGGCCATTCGCTCGAGGGTGAAATGCGCGAGCGGGTGCACCAGCTCGTGGAGGATCAGGTGAACGTCACCGCCATGGCGCTCGCCGGCCTCGATCCCAGCGCCGCACAGGCCGCGTTGAATGCCCGGGCGAAGGGCCTCGAGGCCGCCGGCCTGATCATGGCCCAGGCGAAAATGCAGCAGGCGATCGCGGTGGCCATTCGAAAGGCCCTGCAGATCACGCTCCTGGCCGCGGTGCACCTCTAGGGGAAAGGGATCGGCGCGGCCCCCCACGGCCCCCACGGCATTGAACAGCCGCGCCGATCGATCCCCGCTAGGGGATATTCCATTCCACGCGGAACGCCACCGGCTGGAAGGGGAAACCGAGCTGGGGCGTGTTCACCGTGAACTGATAGCGCCAGTCCCCGGCCTGGTTCAGATCGTTCGCCTGCACCAGGTACGCCACCTTCCCGTCCAGGCCGTTGCTGGCGATCTGCGCCGTGCGGGTGAACGTCGAGCCGTCTGGCCGCTCGAATCGGATCTGCAGCAGCGTGGCGCCCGAAATGTCCGCGGGCACGCCATCCAGCAGGAGATCGCCCTCGATCGTGAACCCATAGGCTCCCACGCGCAGGGCATCGGTCAGGGTCATGGCGTAATGGTTCCCGGCAGGTTCTGGGTCACGTGTTGGCGATTCGTCCGCCTGGTCAATCCTAGCGCCTGGACCGAGCGCAGCGAGCCAGCGGCATGGGCGCGCTGCAGCGCGATTCGCCGGCCGAGGAGCGGATAGATCCCCACCTCGCAAAAGCCGGCGATCTCGCAATAGATCACCCCGATCCCGCCGGCGGTGAGCGCGAGCGCTGCGCCGCCCTCGGCGAGCGTCACGAGCTCGCCCGAGCCGGTGAGCAGCACGGCCACGCGGGTGTCCCCCGTGGTCCTGGGCTCCACCGCCACATCCAGCAGCGAAGTGGAGGAGAGCTGCGCCGCCAGCGCAGTATCGCCCTCGCCGGTGGGCGCCAGCGCGCCCTCCCCCGTGGCGAGGGCTGCCACGCGGGTATCGCCCTCGGTGGGCGCCACGAGCTCGCCCGAGCCGGTGGCGAGCGCGGCCACCCTGGTATCGCCCTCGGTGGCGAGCTTCAGTGCGCCATCGGCCGAGGGCTGCGCCGCCACCCGGGTGTCCCCAGTGGTCACCGGCTCGAGAGCGCTGGCCGGCGGTGAGGCCACCACGTTCTCCAGCGCGGTATCGCCCTCGGTGGCGGGCTTCAGCGCGCCATCGGCCGAGGGCGAGGCCGCCACCCGGGTGTCCCCCGTGGTCACCGGCTGCAGGCCGCCGGTGCCGCCCACCGTGTTGGCCAGCGCGGTATCGCCCTCGGTGGGGGCCTTCAGCGCGCCATCGGCCGAGGGCTGCGCCGCCACCCGGGTGTCCCCAGTGGTCACCGGCTGCAGGCTGCCGTCGCCGCCGGCGCGGCCCTCCAGCGCGGTGTCGCCGGTGGTCACCGGCAGCGCCACCCCGTTGGTCTCGAGGGCATACAGATCGGTGCCGTTCTCCAGCAGGAGCCGATCGGTGCCGTTCTCGAGCAGGTAGTGGTCAGCCATGGGATTGCGCCGGCCTCACCAGCCGCCAGGTTATGACCAGTCGCCGATCGAGGCCTGCGAAGTGGTCCCCACGCGGTGGCAGCGGAAATAGGAACCGCCCAGCACCGTGGCCGCCGCCGCGGTCACCTGCTGCACGCTGGGAATGATCGTTCCAGCGACCGAGACCACGAAACAGCCATTGATCTCGACGATCATGGCGGTTCCCGTGCCCGCGGTGACGCACGAGGCCGCCGTGGCGGCGGTGGTCGAGCCCTGGCCGGTTTTGTTTCCCACGTTCGCCACGTTGCCCGAATCCACGCCGTTCAGGTTGTAAAGAATCGTGGTCAGCGTGCAGCTGCCGGCGCCCTTCAGATCGAAAAGGGCATTTCCGCTCGTGGCGCTCATCCCCGTAAGGGCGAACATGCACGAAAAGAAATAGAGCCCGGTGGCCAGGTTCAGCGTGCCATTCGAAACCGAATCGAACAGTTTCTGGAGATTGGTGTTATTGCCCAGGGTGCGGCTATTCACCTGGGAAATCCAATGCTCGAGCTGAAACACCCCGCGGTTATTGGCCTTCCCCGTGCCGTAGATACAATTATCCTGGTATTCGATCGCGCCGTCCTCGGGCGTGGTCAATTTGGTGCCAGTGGTCAATTTCGGCCACGTGCTGGCCGAGCTCGTGCCCGCGGCCCACAGGGGCGCCGTGTTCACGTAGGTTTTCAGCAGCGAGGCCGAGAGTTTCTTACTGGTCCCAGCCTCATTGATTGCGAATTCGTTCGCATCGGCCGCGGCGCCTGCCGCGGTGAGCGCTGAAATTTTGGTATCGGCCATGGCGCAGCCCGGCCTGGACTAGCCCTCGGTGATTCCGAGAACGCCCGCGGCCACCTTTGGGGTGATCCCGTTCGAAATGGCCAGCTGTTTCGAGAGCGCGATTTTCCCGCCGCCGGCGGCGGTGACGTCGAGCGTCGATCCGCCCTGGGTGGTGCTGATCGTGATATCGTTCCCCGAAACCGTTTTCACCCAGTAGACGGTGCCCGCGGTGATCCCGGTGGGGAGCGTGATTCCCACCACCGCGTAGAAAACCACGCGGTCATCCACCACCAGCGTATGGCCGGGGCAGGTGAGAGTGTCGGCCGTGGTGGCGGTGAAAATCACCGCGTTGAGCGAGAGGGGCCCGGTCCACAGGACTTTCCCCGCGCCGCTCGAGGCCGTGCCGATCGACCAGTGGGTGGCCGTTTCCGAGCCGCCGGTGCAGGCCGGCATCGCAATTTCGGCAACATTCGTGATTTTCTGCAGGGTGCGGGAGAACCCAGAGCCCGAGCGGGGCACGGCCGTGCGGGCGTAACTGGTATAGGCGCATTCGCTCGTGTTCTGGGCACCCGCGGCGCCAGGGTCCGCGGTGTGCAGCGCCAGGTACAGATTGCCCGCGGTGGCCGAGGGCTGGAGGCCCGATGCGTCCCCGATCAGCGCCAGCGCCGTGTTCAAGAAAACGTGATCCAGCAGATCCTGGGTAAACGTGTTGCCCTTGCCCATTGTGTCCTCGGTGGTTTCGGTTCGGCCGCGTCGAGATCAGCCTAGCAGGATCGGCTACGGCCCGGGAGTGACCGAGCGCATGCGCCACAGGCCCGAGGCCGGGGGCACCAGTTTGATCGGGCCGCCGTTGGGCGAGTAGGGGAACGTCGGGCCGTTGGAAACGGAATCCAGGTAGATCAGCGGCCGGCGCGCGCCGTCGTTCGCGCCGTCGAGATAGATCACGATCCCGGCCACCTGGCGCGCGCCGTTGGTGATCGTGTTCCCGAAATTCACCGTGGCACAGGTCACGATCAGGTCGCCAGTGGGCAGATCATCCGTGATCGTCACACTGGCCAGGGTCTGGCGCGAGTAGCCGGCGCCGCCCATTTCGTCCAGCGTGGTGAACCCCGATCCGCCGGTGAGGAAAGTGGCGCGGTTCTCCGAGCGGGCCGTGCTGTTGGTCATCACCAGCAGCGCCTTGAGCGTGGCGCTGGTCCAATTGATCCCGGTGGTGAGCATGTATTGCCGGCCGGGCACATAGAAGAAATTCATGGGCGTGGTGGTCCTATTGCGGCGGGGCGGGCGGTTCGGTGGGCGGCGGCGCCGCCGGCGGGCGCGGTGGGAGCATCGGCACCAGGGGCTCGGTGGTGGCGTGGCGCAGAATGATATTCACCACGGCCGCGAGGGCGAGCAGGCCTCGGGACCAGGCCGGGAAAGCCTGCTGGAGATCGGGCACGGCCTCGACCACCGCGGCGAGCACCAGCAGGGCGTAGTTCCACCAGAGTGAGCGGGAGGCCCGTTTCTGTTTCATGGATTGATTTTCACCAGCAGCGCCAGCAGGTGATCGTTCATTTTCGAGAGATTCTCGGCGATCAGCGCGCCGCGCGCGGACTGTATGCCCACGCGCTCGGCGAGCTGCTCCACCACCATGGTATGGGCCTGGATCGCGGCCTCCAGAGCCTTGATCGAGGAGAGAATGGCGGTATCCCGCGCCTGCTGCGCCGCGTCGCGCGCCTGCTGGGCGTCGAGCAGGGGCTGCACGCGGTTCGCGTTGGCGATGAAACCGTCCAGCACGATATCCGCCCGGGGCCGCATCCATCGCAGCAGGCGCCACAGGAGTAGCCCGATCACGATCAGAATCGCAACAGCCACGCCGGTGCGATCAAGCCAGCTCGACCACGCCCCCATATCCGTGGGAACCTGGGCCGCGGTGGAATGTTTTCGCAGCAGCGCCGCGAGCGGCAGCGCGATCGCCGCCGCGGCCACCAGGATCGGGAAAAGCCAGAGCTCGAGGAAAATGGACACTAGGCGATTTCCGATTCCGCGGTGAAATGCGCCTCGACCACCGAGGCCGCGCGCGAGCTGCCCACCGTGGGATATCCCGGCGAGCGGTAGGACTGGGCCGCCTGGGCCGTCACGGCGCGGTCGGCGCCCTCCCAGTAAATCGTATCGATCGCGCCGCTCACCGGCGAATACCAGTGAATCGTGGGCAGCTGGTCCCACATCGGGATATCCCAGCCGCGATCGAGCGAGCGCGCCTCGGTGCCGCTGCAGAACGAGCGCACCGGGCCGTAGGTGCCGAAAGTCGCCTCACCGGGGTAGGTTCCCCAGTTGATATTCCGCACCAGGTAGGTGCTGCGGTAGTAGCGCCGGCAGAGCTCGAGCTCGCGCGCCTCGCCGCGGCGAACCTGGGGCGAGGGCGTGCTGCCCAGCTCCAGCTGGCAGGCATACAGCAGGAGCGCGAATTTCGTGTTGGTCGGGAATTTCAGTCGAATGCTGTTCCACCGGCGCAGGTGCGAAACGCTCGTGCCCAGGTCCGCCGCCAGCGTGAACGTGCCCGAGAGCCGCACCAGGCCGTCCACCACATCGATCGCCAGGCTGGGGCCCGCGGTGGTGACGTCCGCGTTTCCAGCGCTCGCGCGGTTCTGCACGATCTCGGTGGCGATCGAAATCGAATTCACCAGGCCAGCGCCGGCCTGCAGCTTCGCCCAGCAGGAGAAAACCACGGTTTGCCCGGCCCCGTGCGCCGAATCCTCCACGCGCTGCTCGAGGATCGGTGAGATTCCGCCGGCGGTCTGGGACCAGGAAAGGCCGTTGTAACTGCCGATCGTGGCCGCGTCGGAATTCGTCCCCGTCACCAGGGAAATCGTCACCGCGCCGCCGCCGGTGCCCGGCGTGCAAAGCCAGTGATCCGCGGTGTATAGGTTCTGGCCGCTGGTGAGATTGAACAGGACCTGGCGCTGCCAGATTCCGAAATCCCCGTTGACCAGCAGCTGCCGATCGAGCTCGTGCAGGCGCGCCAGGCGGTCGATCGCCGAAAGCAGCTGGCCGTTATCCGGCTTGTCCAGCGCGAGGCCAGAGCCCTCGACCACGCCGGCGATCTCCTCCTGCACGGCCGTGAGCCAGTCCCCGGTGATCTGGGTGGCCGGCGTGCCCGCGATCGGATCGCCTTCGACGAAAGACTGGCCTGGACCCGGGTTCGCTCCATCGGTGCGGTGCATAGAAAAGGCCTCTAGATAATCTGCAGCAGCACCTGGGATTCACAATCCAGGAAAAGGGGCTGCACGCCGAATTCGCCGTAGAAAAACAGGACCACCACGTGGGCGGGCAGGATATGGGGCAGGGAGCATTCGAGCAGCGCTCGGTTCCCGCCGCCCCAGTAGTGCACCGCGAAAACGAACTGCCATTCGGGGCCGTAGTCGGGGAGCCCAGCTCCCATGCCGGCCACCATGGGGGTGAAATACTGAAACGTCACCGTGAACCCGAGCGCGGCGAGGAAGGCCACCAGGTCCGCCTCCGAGACCGCCTGCAGGCCCGCGAGCCGCGCCACCACCGCGCTGCGCCGCGCCTCCTCGTCCGCGCCCACCGGCAGGCAGCCATCCGGCAGGCCCAGCGCGCGCTCCCATTCGGCGAGTAGTTCGCTCGTGCGGGTGGGATCGGTTTCGGCGCGAAACTTTTCGATCTGCAGCTCGACGTCCACCGCGGCCGCGGCCACCGCGGCGAGCACCTGGTAGGTGACCGAGGCAGGGTCCCGCGTCCAGGCCGGCCCATGCGGGTAGAGCTCGCGCGCGAGATCCTGAAACCTGGGCTGCAGCGCCGGCGCCAGATCGACCAGCGGCGAGATCAGCGGCAGGTAGCATTCGAGCACCAGCGATTCGAAAGTGAAATCGGCCACGTGCTAGGTCCAGGTGATCGTCCCCACGGCCGGGATATGGCCGGCGCCGATCACCAGATCCGCCACCGGCGCGGTGAGCACGTGATCGGTTTCGCCAGGCGCCAGACTGATCGCCTCGCGCACGTGGGAGAGCGGGATCGTGGACGCAGGCGCGCCCTCGCGCTCGAGCAGCACCTCGAGCGAATCGGAAACGGCCTGGCGCACCTCGGCCGTATCGGGCACCACGTGGATCGTGAAATCGACGGTAATCAGCACCGGCGCGAACACCAGCACCGAGGCCGTGATCGGTTTTCGAGCATCGATGTAGGCCTGCACCTCGGCCACCTTGCTCGGGGTGGGAATGATCGAAACGGGGTCACCGTCCACCACGAAAGTCACGCCCACGGTGCCCGGGCCCTGGTTCGCAGGCAGGGCCCAGGCGCGGGTCACGCCGGGCACCTCGAGCGCCCAGCGCTCATAATCGCCCGCGGTTCCAGCCGCCGGCGGCATGGAGAGCCGCTGCACCAGGCGAGCGCGGAAAGCCTCGTCGCCCTCCTCGTCCACGCCACCCTCGAGGCCGATCGCATCCACCTGCACCGAATTGATCGTGCCCACCACGCTCGAGGCCAGCACCAGGGGCGTGAGCGCGGCCGTATTCCCGCCGTACCCGGTCTCGACGGCCAGCACGGGGATATTGGCCGTGCCGCCCACCACCGTGGCCGGGTTCAGGGTGGCGAATTGCCGGCCGTCCGCGCGCTGCACGAGCGAGCCCTGGGCGATCGTGGTCCCGTTGGTGCCCACCATGACCACCAGGCCCTCGGCGGCCACCGCGGGCTTGCGCGGCAGGGAGAGCAGCGCTCCCCAGCGGTCCAGGTTTTCCGCATCGCAGGTATCCGGCCAGACGTTGGCCACCTCGGCCTCGATTTTCCCATATTGGCCGTGGGCGGTGCCCGCGATCACGCGGGCGAGCGCGGCCGCGGGCCCGCGCGGGATCAGCTGGCCGAGGCCGAGCCTCGAGGCCAGGTCCTGTTCACATCGCAGAATCAGCTCGGAAAGCTTCGGGCGCGCGAGGGGCATGGGCCCAGATTATCCGCCGTCCTAGTTGAATAGCAGCCTCAGCGATCGCCGATCGGATTCGAGCGAAACCTCCTCATCCGTGCCCGCCCAGGCGCTTTCCCATTGCGAGCTCGGATTACGGGTGATCCGCACCGTGAGCTGCAGCTCGCCGGTCGCCCCCCAGGCAGCGCTCGCGCGCACCCGCTGCGCCATCCCGAGCTGGCGCATTACGGTGAGGCCCTCGTGGGCGTAGGCCTCGGCGTTGCGCAGCGTGGCCTCGAGGGCCTTCTGGCGGGCGAGCAGCCAGAGCTTCGAACCCCAGCGATCGCCCACCCGATCAGCCCAGTATCCGCGCGGGTCATCGGCTGGCGAAAGGCCATCGTCTGGATCCGCGCGCCGATCGGTCCACAGGCTGGCCAGGGTGAACGTCACCAGGCCCTGGTCCATGGCCAGGTCCCCGTTCACCACCGCCAGGTCCACATCGCCGCCGGCGCGCTCGAGCAGGGCGAAATCCACGCCCTCGTTCGCCGCCTTGCGCTCGAGCACGCTGGCCGTGGTCGTGAGCTTCACCATGGGCCCATGCTCGCGCGCTGCGCCTGGCGGCGCCAGGGATCAATTCGAGACCATGGCGAACAGGCTGCCGCTCACCGCGTGCCCGCAGGAGGCCAGTTTGCCCTGAAAAATCACGCCGGTGCCGTTCACCTTGAACAGCGTGCTGCCGCTGGTCATCGTCGCCGCGGCATGCGGCCCCACGCCGTGCGGGGAAACCACGGTTCCGACCACCGCGAGCAGGGAGCCGTTCACGCGCACGAAAGCCTGGGCGGTGCTCGAGAGCAGCCCACCGGCAGAATCGATCCCGACCAGCGAGAGGCCCGGCATAGCTACACCTGGTTCACGTTGAACTGGGTGGCCGAGATCGTGATCCCGCTGGTGGTGATTTCGATTTTCTGGGTGCCCACCTTCAGCGTGAGATTCGAACTGGCCGTGGCCGTGATTTTGTCCGCAGTCACCTCCACCTCGTCCTGGGAAGTGATTCGCAGCGAACCGTCCGCCTTCAGGTACAGCCGCGCGCCGCCGGTCGAATACAGCAGCACCTCGCCCTCGGAGAGCCCGGTGGGCCGGCTCGCGCGGTCCTCGCAGGCGATCACCAGCGGGTGGTCACTATTGCCCTGGGGGTAGACCACCACGGCCTCGGCGCCCACGGGGGGCACGCCGGTGAGGCCAAAGGGCTGGAACCGCTCGGCGCGGCGGTGCTCGGAATTGCCCAGGGTTCCGATTTTCATTTCCTGCAGCTTCGCGCCGTCGTTCACGGTGCGCACCACCCCGCGCAGGACCATGGACGAAATCCGCGCGCGCAGGGGCGCGAGCAGGCTGGCGAGCTGGCGTTTCATTCGAACCGCTCCCCGTCGTCCACCTCGACGTCATCGGGTTCCGATTCCAGATCCGTGGTCTCCTCGAGCCAGCTTTTCAGGGCGTCATCCTCGAGGGACAGATCGGGCTGGGGCTGGTAGGCGTCGCGGCGCACCAGCGAGAGCTCGGCCGATTGCCCGGTCTCATCCTGGGTGAGGGTCACCGTGCGCACGAGCAGATACCCGTCCATGGAGAGCTCGGCCGCGCGCACCGCCACCAGCTCATTGATCGCCCACAGGGGGCTTTTCGAATCGCTCGGATCCTTGCGCCAGTCTTTCAGGGTGGCGTCGAACCGCACCGCGTTCGCCGCGCGCACGCTGGCCTCCCATTGCGCCCGCTCCTGCGCGGTCTGATTCGTCACCGTCGATTCGGCGATAACCACCAGGTGGCGGCCGCCGCGCGCGCCGGCATCGGTGGCGCTGCCCTCGACGCGCGCCACGATATCCCCGAAAGCCGCGTCCGAGCCGGTGCGCTGGCCGCGTACCGTGTAGGTGGAGAACCGCTGCGAATCGTCGCCGGTGAATCGCGCGGCCGAAAGATTGTCCCCGAGCACCAGCTCGAATTCGGAGATATCGCGGCCGGGCTCGCGCAGCACCAGGCGGCCCGTTCCGTCCGAATAGCACAGAACCCCGCGCAGCCGGCAGGCGCGCTCGATCAGCGCCCAGGCCGTATCCCCAGGCCGCAGGTGGAAGATTTCGAAAGGGGCCTTTGGGGCCGAGAGATCGTCCACGGCCACGTTGAACGGAAAGGCAATCGAGCGCACCAGCGCCGGCAGCAGGATATCGGCCCATTCCGAGGGATTATCCGCGGCCGAGCAGTCCACCAGATCGGCCGTGTTATCCCGGCCGGCGATGCGCACCCCGGCCTCCGAGCTGCCGATCGAGCGCTCCACCAGGTCCGCGTGGCCGCGCAGCAGCAGATCCTCGCCGGCGTAGATTTCCACCGCATCGCCGGGCGCCAGCGGATAGGGCGCGCGCGCCGGGCTCGAAATCTCGAATTGCCCGCTGGCCGTATCGAGCGAGCGCGAGACCGAGACCGATTTCCAGTCGGAAAGAACCTTTCCGCGCACGAAAACCTCGAGGGTCTCACGCATCGATAAGCACCTGCAGCGGGTAGGCGGGTGAGAGGAAAGAGGGGTGTTTCACGTGGTTACGGTCCACGATTTCCTGATCCCGCCGAACGTCGTCATAAAGCCGGTAGGCCACGGTGATCGCCGATCTCGAGCAGGGCAGCACGAGCTCGCGCAGGTGCGGCAGCTTTTTGTCCGCCGGCGGAACCTGCAGCGCGAGCCGCGCGCGCAGCTCACAGATCGCCATAAAAATCGGGTCGGATACGTCGCCCTCGTGGACGTCGAGATCGGCCTCGATTTTTCGCCGCGCCTCCACGGCCTCCTCGTAGCTAGGCCAATCCACGCGCGCCGCCGCGCGCGCCCAGCCGGCCACGGCCGCGAAATGGGTGGCGTCCGAAACCAGCTTGCTATTCGTTTTCGAGAATTGATCCACGTGGACGTCGGGCACCAGCGTGGCGAGATCCTCATAGGCTTTCAGGCTGGCGAGCGCATTTCCCAGGGCCGCGGCCACCTGCTCGATCGCATTCGAGAGATTCGCGGCGAGCAGCAGGGGCTCGAGCACGAGCGCCTGGGCATCGCGGATAAGGGCATTCGCCTGGCGCAGCAGCGAGGCCGCCTTATCCCCAGAGTCGCGCACCGCGCCGATCACCTGCAGCGCGGCGCCGGCCTTTGCCACCTCGTCCCCGGCCGCGGTCAGAACCCCATTCGGCACGCCCTCGTTCAGCAGGCCGGTTTCCACCGCATCGCCGGCGGCCTTCGAAACCGCGGCGGCCGCGGTGTCCAGCGACTGCAGCCCGCTGGTTTTCCGCGCGGGGCGCTTGAGCACCTCGCATTCGACGAAAGAGAGCTGGAACCGCACCATGCCCAGCTCGTCCGAACGCTCGCGGCGAATGCAGGCCTTCGGCCGCACCACCACCGTGCCGATGTAGGTAAGGGAGAGGGCGCCGGGCGTGTTCCGATCCGCGCAGACGTCCACCAGGGCCTGGGCGCGATCGGCGTAGCCGGGCCCGACGATGAAAGCCTCGAAGGTGAACGTCCGCGGTTCGCGGCCGAAATCCTGCACCACCGCGAGATCGCGGCCAGGCAGGGGATCGACCGAGAGCCGCCGGCCGTTCTCCTCCTCGCTCGCCGCGATCCCGAACAGCACGCCACGGTATTGGCCCTGGGAGAGTCGGGGGAAAGCCACGGGTCGATCCTATCGCGGTGCGCTCAGTCCCCGGCCATCGAATAGCCCACATCCAGGCCCAGGTCGATTCCGTGCTGGCCGGCCACCACGGCGCGCATGCCGGGCGGGGCGTTTTCGAAGGATACGCGCACATCGGCCGAGCCCACCGGCGCCGCGCCGGCGAGCGCTTTTCCACCGGCAGCACCCAGCGCGCCGGTGCCCGCGGCCGGGCCCTCGAGCCCGAGCTGGCCGGCGGAAATGATCCATTCGAAGGCCTTCCAGGCCTTGGTATTGGCGATCGAATCGGCCCAGCCCTTCAGCGTGTCCGCCAGGTCACCGAAAAACTTCCCGATCTCATGGCGGAAGTAGATCAGCGCGCCCACGGCCACGGGGATCGCCAGGATCAGCGCTGCGATCGCCTCGGCTGGAAGGGCGAGCGCCACCGCGGCCACGCCCACGGCCTCGACCAGCCATCCCCAGGCGGCCGCGAAGGCCGATAGGGCGGTGATCATCTTCCCGATCGTCCAGATCACCGGCCCGAGCACCGCGGCGCCGGCCGCGATCGCCACGAAAACCTTCACGATCCTGGGATCAGCCGCGTTCGCCTCGTGAACCAGCTTCACCAGGCCTTTCGTCACATCGTTCAGGTATTGGATTATCCCGCTGTTCCCGATCGTGGTGCCCAGCTCCTGCAGCGAAACCTTCAGACGGCGCATGGAACCCTCGGCCGATTCGGCGCGCACCGCGGCGCGCTCGTGCGCGAATCCCACCTGATCGAACCCCGCGGCATTCTTTCGCATGGCCTCCGAGCCCTGGGCGAGTAGCGCGGTCATCCCCGGCCCGGCCCTCTTTCCGAAAATGGCCAGCAGATCGCCGGCCTTCGCGCCGTGCTGCTCGAGCACCTGGACGATATCGGCCATGGAGCGCAGCGCGCCGTTCGATCGAAAAATGTCCTCCCGGCGAATTTTCAGCTTGGCCAGGGATTCGGCCACCTTTTTCGTCGGATTGAGCAGCGCCGCCATCGATGCGCGCAGCACGGCCACGGGGTTGGCGTTCACCTTGCTCAGAGCCACCACCGTGGCCGCTACATCGGCGAGCTGCAGGCCCGCGGAGTGCGCGAGGGGGGAAAGGGAAATCAGGTTGTCGGCCAGACCGGCGAGGCCGATATCGGTGCCCGCGTTCGCCTTCGCCAGAACGTCCGTCACGTGTGCGACGTCGGAGAGCTCGAGGCCGTAGGCCCGAATGATTTTCAGGGTGAGGCCGGTGGATTCGGCGAGGCCGGTGGAGCTCGCAATGGCGAGATCGGTGGTGGAGGCCACCGAGGCCAGCGCCTGGTCCAGCGTGGTGCCCAGCTTCACCATGGCGGCCAGGGCGTCGGCGGTGTCCGCGGGATCGAACAGGCCGCCGCCCAGCTCGCCGGCGGCCTTCACCGCGTGTTCCAGCTCCTCGGTGGCGCCGCCGGCGGCATCCTGCAGGCGAAACAGCGCCTCCTCGGCGTGCAGCGCCTGGTGGGCCGCCAGCGTGAACAGCGCGGCCACGGGGGCGGTGATCCCGAACGTGAGCGAGTGGCCGAGCTCGGTGGTGTGCCGCGCGAAGGCATTCATTCGCCCGGCGAGCGCGGCCAGCGGTTTCGAGGCCTTGTCCACCGCGTGGATCACTACGGCCAGCGGGAAATCGTGCGCCATGGTTACCTCGCCTTCAGGGCGTCAGCCGCGATTTTGTGCACCTCGAGCCACCATAGCAGCTCCCCGGCGGTCATATCGAGCAGCTCGGTAGGGGACCAGTGGAAAGTCAGCGCTAGAGCCGCGAGGGCTTGCCGCCAGTCCCCGAGAAAAAATTTCCTTGCATGCCCAGAACCAGAACCATCAGGCGCAGCACATCGGGGCCCGCGAGCTCATCGAAGAATTCGGAAGGCCGGCCCGAGGCCGCCGCCGCCACCTTCAGATACCAGTCGGGGGTGGACATCATGGCCGCGGCATCCTGCGATCCGATCGGCATGGCCACGTGGCGCATGACCTTGCCCTTGAGGGGCTGCAGGGTGATCTCCGAGACCTTCTCGCCCTCGAATTCGATCGGCTGGGTGAGCTTGAAAACCTGGGGCTGGTCATCGCGGCCGAGGGTCACGCCGGTGAGATTGGCCGCATTCTCGAGGAGCCCGCGCTCCTCGGTTCCATTGCCGTGGGGGGCATTTTCCATCGGGATTAGATTTCGTCGATCGAGAGCCCTTCGAATCGCAGGGTGAGCTCGCCCTCGTCCAGGTTCACCTCGCCGTCGCCGGCCTGCCAGGCGCCGCGCAGGGCGTAGGTTTTTCCGCCCGGCTGCTGGGCCGTCACCGTGTTGTTTTCCGAGGCCAGCAGGGCCTTCAGGTCCAGATCGTTTCGATTCGTGGCGGTGAACTCGATAAAGGGCGCCTGATACTCGCCCTTGAAACCGTGGATTCCGTCCTGGCCGATCACGATCGTGCGCTTTTCGGTGCCCATCCCGATTTTCACGTTGGACTTCACCGCCAGCGTGGTGCCGTTGATCGCAATAAAGCAGCTGCCGGCCACCCGGCTGGATTTCGAATTGAGTGCCACGTGGAAAACCTCTTAGGGGTGCTCGGCGGATTAGACGGTGAATTCCAGGCGCGCGGCGATCACCTGCAGCTGGTTCACCAGGTTGACGGGGAGGAGGAAATCGAGCCGGGTGGGATCGTTTGCGTTGCGCTCCACCACCAGGTCGGCCTTGAACTGATCGAGGCCCTCGAGATAGCCCGCGGCCTCCATCTTCGCGCCCCAGGTGGCCGCCTCGGCGCGCCCGCGCTCGGGCGTCATAATCGGCTGGCCGGGTGCGAAATTCGTCCCGTCGTTCGCCAGCTTGTGGCGCGGGTAGCGGTTCTGCCAGGTCGTGCGCCAGTCGTATCGCATGAAAGCCAGCGTGAGCACCGTGTTCAGATCGAGATAGGTGGTATCTGCCGATCCGCCCGGGGCAAACTGGTAGTTCGAAATCAGGCGGTGCATCTGCACGGTGCCGTCCGCGCTCACCTGGTAGGTGGCCATCCCGGTGTGCAGCAGCGATTCCTTCTCCTGGGGCGTGTAGCGGTCCGCGCTCGCCGGCGGGAGAATGCCCTGCAGCGGGATTGTGTTGAACCCGCGGGCGGGATCCTGCGCGCCGTAATAGGCCACGTTCGCGCCCAGCGCCGCGGCCCAGATCCAGGAGGGCTGCGGGGCATTCTTCGCAGGCGTCTGCGAGGAGAATTCGGAATTGAGCAGCGCGCCCTGCGCGAGCGCGGCCGAGAGATCGCCGGCGAAGCCGCTGATTACCACGCCCTCGGTCTGGCGCACCGGGCCCCAGCGGTCGGCCAGGTCGGCGGTGATCGTGGCCAGGTTGGTGGCGTCGTTATTGTCCACCACGATGACGTCGTATTGGTTCGGGGCGATGATTCCCACGATCCCCACCGTGGCGTAGTTCACGGTGCCCGCGCCGGGCGTGGTCACCGTCTGCACCACCGTCATGCCCGTGGGCAGCGCCTCGTTCGCGCCGTAGGAATGGCGCACCGAGATTTCCGAGCCGCAGGCGCCGGCGTTTTTCGCGGTGATCGTCACCACGTTGGTGGCCACGCTGAAAATGAAAGGCAGATCGGGATCGAGCGCCATCGCCGCGGCCAGGTTCGCCGCGGTGGTGTTGGAGGCCTCCCCGTTCGCCACGGCCACCGCGATGCGGTGCCCGCCGAAATAGTAGGCCAGCACGCCCGCGGCCGTCACCGTGCCGCCGAACGCCAGAGTGCGGATCTCGGCGGTGGCGCCCACCCCGTCAAGCGTGGGCAGCGCCCAGCATTCCGTGGCCTTGTTGTTTTTCAGGAACGTGGCCACCATTTCGGACAGGTGCGAGCCCGCGCCGAATTGAGTCCTGGCGGCCGCGGCACTGGTCACCCGCGTGAGCGTGAGCGCCGCCACGGCGCCCGAGCGCTTCTGCCCGATCAGGAGCACCTTGTAGGGCTTGAGCGCCAGGGCATTCGCAGAGCGCGAGGGCGCGATCTCCACGTAGGTGAGCGGGGAGCGGGTGGTGGCGGGCAGGAGATCGAAAAGGACCATGGTTCAGGGTTTCCGGCGGGTGGATTCGCGGGGCTTGTCTGCGGGCTGGGTTTCGATCGCGGCGGGCGGCGGTGCTGCCGGCGTGGCGGTGGCGGCCTGCTCGAGCTCGCGCACCTCGATATCCCCGTCGAGCATGCGGCGCACCCAGTGGGCCGAGTATTCGACCACGGTGCCCTCGGGCGCCAGCGGCAGGTTCAGGCCCGGCAGTAGCACGGTGCGCCCGGGCTTCGGCAGAACGTGCACCTTCATGGACCCGAAACTATCACCGTGGGGGGGCGGTCGGAAGGGTTCTCAGGGGCCGCCGGCGGGGATCAGGTTCGCCAGGTAGTTCTCATAATCCTGGTAGATCGCCAGCGCGGTGGGGTTGGGGCCCACCGGCCAGCTGGTGTTCACCACCTCGCCCGGCTGCAGCAGCTTCGAACCGTAGGGCAGGCCGGCATTCGACAGCGCGGTGGTCATATCCGTGAGCTGGCGCGAGTCGTGCAGATTCGAGCCCACCACGTTGGGGTCCCCGAACGGGTTCACGTGGTCCCCCGCCTGCACGAACGTCATATAGAACCCCGAGTAGTAGGCCGTATCCCCGCGCTCGATAAAGGCCCGGGCGCTCATGGCCTCTTTCAGGTCCGCCGGCAGGTTGCTGTATTCGGCGCCGTTGTCCGAATGGGTGCCGAAAATCCCGGTGGTGCGCGAGTAGTGGAAATATTCCACGCCGGCGAGCTTGCGCAGGTCCACGGGGCCCGAGATCCAGATTCCGCCCTTCAGTCTGGAATCGTGGGTGTTGGGGTCACCGATTCGATCCGTCCAGGCGCGCAGGTTCCCGCTGCCCAGGCGCGGGGGCTTGAGCTGGCCCACGCCCATCAGGGTGGAGCCGTAACTTTCCGCGAGCCAGCTGGACCGATTGGGATTCCCGCCGTAGTCCACCAGCAGGTGCTTGCAGGAGGCCACACCCCGCTGGCAGTCGCGCACCGCGGCCTGGGAGAACAGCGAAATGGAGCGATTGATCGCGGTAACGTCGTGCGTCTGCTGGCCGCTCGTGAAACTCAGGATATCCCAGTGGCGCGAGGGCTCGGTGCCAGCCTGCGCACCCTGCAGCCCGCTCGGATCGCCAACACAGGCGCCGCCGAGCAGCCATTGAATGAAATAGAAAAAATCGGTTTGCGCGCTGTTCCGATACCACTGGTGCGAGCCCACGGTGCCGCCGCCGGGGTGGCGAAGGAACAGCACGGGGTTCTGGCCCTGGGGGTGTTTCGCATCGACCGAAACCCGCGTGGGGTTCTGGTAATAGTCGAATTTGCACCAGGTATTCGGGCCCCAGCGCTGATCGGCAAAGGTGGGAATTGCGGCGGGCATGGTGGTTATCCCGGGTGGGTGTATTCAGGCTGGTAGCAATTCCAGCTTTGGACGTCGATTCGGTTCCCGCCGGTGGCCACCTGTTTGCGCAGCGACCAGGATAGTTCCCGGTGCACGGTGCCGTCGATCACCGGGCGGGCATTCTGCAGCTGCGCGGCCGCGGGAATGATCGTCGCGCCCGATAGATCGCGGATCACCCATCGCACCTCCAGATCGTAGTAGGTCGGATCAATCCCCGATCCAGGCGCCGTTTCGGTGAGCACCGAGCCGCAGATTCGCAGCTCGGCGTGGAGGAAGTGGAGCGATTCCACCGCAATGATCGAATTATCCGCCCAGGTGAAAATCACCGGCGGGGAGAGCGAGGCCCCGTCCACGAGCAGCTCCCATTCGTACACCTGGGCGTGCCCGAAACCAGAGCCTGGCGGGGTCTCCAGGTTGAACACCTTCCCGACGATATCCCAGACCACCAGGCCGGTGCGGCGCAGCAGCGGATACTCGAGCCGCGCGCGCGGCGGCCCGACGATCGGGGCGCTGGTGTTGTTCAGAACCCAGTCAGAACCCGAGTAGTCCGACGTCGAAGTGTGAATCAGAATCCGCCCCATTTCGTCCTCCTCGTCCTCGAGCGTAGCGAAAGACTCCACGCGGGTGCTGCCGCTCGAGCAGTCGGAATCGCCCACGCTGGTGGCGTACAGCGCCTCGAGCGGTGAGACCGCGGGAATGATCCACCCAGGCAGCAGCACCGCCTCGGTGGAGTGAATCGTAAAGCCACCGGGAATCGGCATCGGCTACGCCGGCGGGGTCTCGGAGGGATCCAGGGAAAAATCGGTGTGCGCCTGTTTGAACGGCGCCAGGTCGCCGGGGTCCCCGGGCGTGGCGTCCTGAAAATACTGAAACTCCCAGGTGATCCGCAGGCCGGCGATCAGGGTTTCCCCGCCGTCCTGGGTCACCATATCCGAGCTCACCTGCTGCGCATCGTTCAGGAGCCACGAGCCATCGGGGTTTTTCAGGCCGAGCGAGGGATCGAAAAACAGCAGCGATTCCACCTCCTCGGCCAGATCGTCCGCCTGGTCATCCAGGGGCAGCCCGCTGGCCTCCTGCAGGAGGAGATCGATTACCACCTTGGCGGTGCGCTTGTAACTGGGCGGCGCCTGCTGGTCCCGCTCGTCCGTCTGGGACCGCGTGTAGATCACGATCGCCGGCAGGCCCTCGCGCCATACCTGATCGGCGCGATTCGTCGAAACCCGGCTCTCGGCCGCGGTGCGGTCGATCAGGCAATTTCGGATCGCCGCGCGAATCTGTTTCAGCTTCGAGCCCATTTCAGACCAGCCGCAGGAAAACCCGCGTAGTGCCCTCGCCCTCCACCTCGCGGTGGTGCACGGTGTAGCGCACGCCAGAGACCACGAAAACGTCGCCCTCCGCGGGCGGTTCCCCGAGCGGCAGCTCCGAATCCTCGATCACGAGCAGGGGGTTCGCCGATTGCACCGCCACCTGGGTTTCGGGATCCACCGCCGTGTAGGTTCGGCGGTAGATCCCGCGCACAGGAAACGAGCCGCCCGTGCGCGGTTCGAAAGCGATATCGGTGCGCCCCCAGTGGCGCGCGCCCGCGCCGTTTATGCGCTGCGAACGCCCGGTAGGGTCCACGGCCGGGTTAGATGCTGTTCGCGCCGTGCAGGCGAACGAAACCCGTGGTGGCGCTCGCGCTGTTGGCCTTGTCGCGGGTGCAATGGCCGATGAAGGCATTCGCGCCCGCGGCCGCGCTCGTGGTCACGTTCTTGGCCGAGTCGTCCCAGTAGAGTTTCGCCCCATGGGTCCAGGCCTGCAGCGCCACGGCGGTGAGCTCGTGCTCGCCCATGATCTCGATTTCGCCGCTGCCGCCGTTGGCGATATCGGCACAGGCCACGCCGAACATGCTTCCTTTCAGCACCCCGTTTCCGCTCGAAACGGCATAGGGTGCGATTTGAAGGGTGATCACTAGCCCGGGCTTGCGGAATCTTTTGGTCATGGTCTCGGTCTCGGTTCGGGTCTGTTGGCGGGGGTGGACGAGGGCCGAGCGCCCGTTTCAGGCGCCCGGCCGTGTTTTCAGCTGCTGGGATCCTACGCGCCGGGGGACTTGTAGGCGGTGACGTACTCCATGGGAGCCGCGCCGAAATCGTCGTGGATTCGGTACTCGATCCCGTCCACATCGAACCCGTTTCGGATCATCACCTGGGGCCCCGATTGGCCCGAGAGCTCGGCGTATTCGATGACGTCGTTTTGATCCGGCGAACCGAATGCGTACCACGCGGTGGCGGAATTGGCGTCGAGCCGGGGCTCGGCCATGACGGTTTCGAACCAGCCCTGGAACACGTTCACGTTGGAAGCCTGCGCCGGCGTGATCTGGGTGGTGAGCTGGCGGGCCGTCACCTCGAGGATCGCGGGCACGCGCAGGTGGGCGGGGCGAATGTTCAGGATATTGCCGTCCGCATCCTTCTGGACTCGCATCGCGGCCAGCATGTCGGCCAGCGAAGTGAGCGAGAGCACGCCACCGGCGCCGGCCGCGTGCAGGTTGCCGTGGGCGGTGGCGAACCAGGCCACGCCATCGGCCAGGTTGCCGTTCGCGGTGACCAGCGACCAGACCAGATCCGAGCGGCGGTCCGCCGCGCGCCGGCCCATCATTTCGGTGATTCGGGTGAGCTCGGCCAGATCATCGTTCAGGAACGCCCGGCGGGTGAACCCGTAGATAATTCCTTCCGTGTTCAGCGAGTAGGTTTCGGCCTGGTCGGAGATCGCGCCGTGTTCGAATTCCCCGTGCTCGTTCACGCGCTTGAGGCCGGTTCCGCCCGAGAGCTGGATTCGGCGCATGGGCTTGAAATCGGGGGTTTCCGCGCGCCGCGAGAACTGCATCCACGTGTTCGGCGAGGAATCGTAGCGCTTGCGCATCGCCTTGTTCTGCACGTTGGAAAGCAGCTGGGCGAAGTCGCTCGTGGACATCAATCCACGGCCCAGCTCCTTGTCGGTGCCCGTTTTGCCCTTCAGGGCAAGGTTGGCGAATTCGTTGTGCGAGAGATCGCGCACCGGGATCCCCAGAATGTTGAATTGCTCCTCGGCCATACGGGTAAGCCGCATGGAGAGGAAGGGCTGCCCGGCCGGCTGGCAGGTGGGAACCACGCCCATGCGGAACTCGAGCGCGGCCTGCAGACCGCTGCGCAGGCGATCGCGGCCCTCGGAGACCACCTGCACGTGGGACTGGGTGGCGCCCTCGCCCGAGCGGCCGGCCAGCGCGGTGAGCGCCTCGGCCTGCACCTGGGCGATGCTCAGGCTGCCCTCGGTCATGCGCTGGGCCCACGGCGCACCCAGCTTGAACTGGGTTTCCAGCCGCTGGATCTCGAGCACACGCGCGCGCTCGGCCTTCGTGGCGCGCTCGGCCTCGCCCTCGCCGGCGGGCGCCGGCGTGAGCGTGGCGGTTCCGCCGCCTTGCGCGGTGGTTCCTGCGATCGGCGCGGTGGTGGATTCGGAGCTGGCGGGATCGATTCTTTTCGGGTCCATGGGTGGTTTCGGGGCCGGCTGGCCTTGAATCTTGCAGGTGGTCCATGCGTCCGCGGCGCGCCCGACCAGCGCGCCCTCGTCCGCCCTTTCGTCGAGATTCGCCTCCAGGCGAATTTCGCTCGTGGGATCGGCGGGCACCGTCACCAGCGAGCATTCCATCGGTTCCCAGTCCACGGCGCGAAGCCGGCGCATCGAATCCGTGGGCAGGGTCATTTCCTGGTAGGCGTGCACGCGGTATCCCAGGGAGAGATTGCCCACGATTCCGTCCGCCACATCGCGCACCAGGGGCTGGACCGAATCGCGCCGCGAGAATTTCAGGCGGGCGTGGAGCGCACCGGCCGCCAGCGTGCCGTTCAGAACCACGCCCTTTTGATCCTCGAGCGAGCCGCGGCGGTGCGAATCGAGCAGCGGCATGCGGCCGCTATTCATTCGATCGAGCCGCACGTGCCCGGGCTCCATGGAGAGCTCCTCGATATAGGGATCCTCCCACCAGCTCGCGCGCACCACGGCCACGCCGGTGCCCATGACCACATCCACCTCATTCGATTTTGCGTCGAACGTGGAAGGGCGGGTATCGAGCCTGGCCAGCAGCGTGGTGGTGCGCACCTCGGCGGGCAGGGGCTTGAGCAGCTCGCGGTCCATGGAGTGAATCAGAACGCGCAGTTAGGCCTCGTGCAATCCTTCACCCGCCCGTGTTGGCGGCCTCGCCCGGTTTGCGGCCGGGGCCCTGGGTGGGGTCCTGCTGGCCCACATCGTTTTTCGGGTCCGTCGTGAATCCGACGTCACCGGCCTGCTGGGCCTTGCGATCGGCGATCGCCTCGGCCAGCACCTGATCGGGATTTCCGCCCAGCGAGCGCACGATTTCGTTTCGGGATCGGAAGCCGGCGCGAACCGATTTTTCGAAGGCCGCCACCTCGGCGCTGGGGTCGATCATTTCCCGATGCGGGGGGTCCCATTTCGGCCGGCAGTCCAGGAATCGCGCATCCTTCAGCGCGAGGGCCTCGAGGAACCAGCGCGCCGCGGGATCGCAGATCCTGGGCACGATCAGGCGCCAGCGATAGGCCTCGATCCGCCGCTGCCATTGAAGCCAGCCCATGCGGCCCGAGGAAAACGTGGTGTTGCGCAGATCGCCAGTGAGCGCCTCATAGGGCACGCCCAGCGCCGCGGAGACCGCGAGCAGGCCCACGCGCATATAGTCCCCGTGATCGTCGCCTGGCGGCGGGGGCGTGGTCTGGGTGAACACCTCGCCGGGCCGCAGGTATTGGGTGGTCCCCGGCCCGATTGTGTCCACCGGCAGATCGATATCGCCCTCCTCGTCGAGCTGCGCGAATTCCTTCACGCCCTCGGGCACGGTGATAACGTGCACCACCATATTGCTCATGCGCTGGTGCTCGAGCTTCGCATCCTCATAGGATTTCAGCGCGCGCAGCCGCCACAGGCAGGGAGCGCCCCAGGGGATCCCGCGAACCGCGCCCTTGCGCTCCACGCGGAACAGGTGCAGCACCTCGGTGGCGGGCACCCGCGAGCTCTCGCGCAGGGTCACCTGGTAGTCGCCGGGGTGATCGCGCAGCAGCCAATAGGCCACCCGGCGGCCCAGCAGATCGTGCTCCACGCCCTGGACGATGCGCGAGCCATCGGACTGCACCACATCGCGCAGGCTATCCAGGTGCTCGCCCTCGAGCAGCTGCAGCTGCAGGGGCACGGTGAGGCCGTCCTCGGGCCGCCGCCAGCGCCGGCGCACGAGCATATCGCCGCCCTCGGCCATCCCGCGCACGGCCTGGGCGAGCAGGCCCCAGAAGTCGAGCAGGCCCTCGGGGTCCACCTGGGTGGTATCGGCCCAGCTCGCCCAGGCCTCGCCGGCGGCCTTCGCCACGCCCTGATCCTTGTGCTCGAAAGTGGTGGTGAACCCCGTTCCCACCACATCGTCCTCGATCACCGCGAGGCCCTTGGCCATCCATTCATTGTTTCGCGCCATTTCGCGGGCGCGGTTTCGAAGGATATCGAGATCCGAGCCGATCACGGCCGAGCCCGAGGCATTCGAGGCCCGCCAGTCTTTCGTGCGCCGCGAGATCGCCGCGGCATCGTAGTGGCGCGCGAGGATCGAGGCCCTGATCGAGCGCACGCGGTTCTCGCTCCTCGCCGCCGCCCAAGCCGGCGAGACCAGCTCCACCAGGCGGTCGATCCGTTCTCCGAGAGCTCGGGTGTTCACGGCCATGATTAGATCCGATTCCAGTCCAGGCGCGGATCCCCGCCCGGTCCGCCGCCCAGATCCTGCTCGGCGCTGAAAACGGTGCGCCGGCGCGCAATGCTCTCGGGCGCGGAGATCACCCCGGCCGCGAGCTCGGCCTCCATGCTGGCGAGCAGGCTGCGCAGCTCGTCCAGATCCCGGTAGTTCACCGAGCGGCCGTCATAGGATGCGCTTTTCTCGCCCGAGACGATCACCGAGCGCAGGTGATCGATTTCCGCCTGGGTTACCGCCATGGTTTTCTAAATTCCGAATCGTCGTCATCCGAGGGCCGCGGGTTCCGTTTCCGCCGCTGGGGCCTGGCCGGCCGCGCCGGCGCTTCCCCACCTACGCCCAGGTTACCCTCGAGCCGGGCCCATTCGGCATCGGGGAAGCGATCGATTCCGAGGATCGCGGCCGCGGCGCGGGCGTATACCCGGCAGTCGAGCGCCTCGTTCCGATCCCGGGTTTTCTCCCAGGTGAATTCCCGGTAGCCGCGGCGGTTCAGGGATTCCTTCACCTGCTCGGCCGTCAGCTGTTTGAAGAATTCGGCCGGGTATTCGGGGAAGTGGCAGTATCCGGCCGGGTAGGGCTCGCCCTCCTCGGTGGGCCGCGCCAGGCGCAGGAAAGAATACAGCTCGGATTTCGCCACCGGGCCGCCCACCTGCCACAGCTTGAGGCCGCGCTGCAGGCGCTTGCCCTCGTGCTGCACCTCGACGGCTTTCGAAAACGCGATCAGGGCCGAATGGTCATCGGTGCCCTTCATGGCGAACACCCTCGAATGCACCTGGGTTCTGATCCAGCGGTAAACGTGCTGGGTGGCGAAGCCGGTATCCACGCCCACCGCGCGCAGCGAGAGCGCCACCCCGCCCTCGTGGGAGTAGGTTTTCGCCATATCGAGCGCGAGCTGCTGCCAGACCGCGGGCCTGGTGGGATCGCCAGGAATCTCGCCGGCCTGGATCGACCAGCTTTCCAGGCCGCGGCCCCAGGCCACTACTTCGAATTGCAGGCGATCCTTCTGGACGTCCACCCCCATGGTGAGCAGCAGTCCCCCCTTCGGAACCGAGCCAAAAGCGTAGGGTTCGCGGCGGTCGTAAATCCGCTCCCATTCGGGCGCCTCGCCCTTTTGCTTGAAGGTTTCGGCCAGAACCGTGTTCACGAAAACCTTCAGGAGCGTGGGTTTTTTCTTCGCCTTCAGGAAATCCACCACGGCCATTTCCCAGCTGTACCAGCCCACCGGCGAATACAGCGCGGAGAGCAGGTAGCCGCGCACGTTCGCCGGCGCCTCGGGGTTGCGCGCCTTCCAGAACCCCGCGGCCAGCATTTTCGTTTTCTGGCCCTCGAGCACGTGGGCGTGGCAGGCCTCGCATTCGAAATAGACGGTTTTCGGGTCCGCCTCCACCCAGCGGATATGCCCGCGCCAGGTGATTTCCTGGAACGTGCCGCAGGCCGGGCAGGGCACGAGGAAAACCCGCCGGTCCGTCAGCTCATATTCCGCGGCGATCCTCGAGCGGCCCTCGATCGTGGGCGAGCTCGCCATATACACCTTTCGATTCGTGCGATAGGTGCCCGTGCGGCGCAGCGCGAGCTCCACAGGATCGCCTTCGCCGTCCACGTCATCGGTGAATTCGTCCACCTCATCGAAAAACAGGTTTTTCGCCGGCATGCTGCGCAGGCCCGCGGCCGAATTCGCGCCCACCATGGAAAACAGGCCGCCCGGGAATTCCTTCAGGTAGGTGGAATTCTTCGAATCGCGCGCCCTCGGATCGCTCACGCGCTCGCGCAGCACCGGGCAGGATTCGATCATCGGATCAATACGCTGTTTCGAAATCTTGCGGGCGTCCTCGAGCCTGGGCACCACCATTAGGGTGGGCGCCGGGGCGTGGTGAATCACATAGCCAATAAAGTTGTAGCCGGCCTCTGATCCGCCGATCTGCGAGCCCTTCTGAAAAACCACGCGCTGCACCGGCGAGGGCTCCGAAAGGCAGTCCATGATCTCGCGCAGGTAGGGCGTCCGATCGGTGCGCCAGGGGCCGTATTCATTCGTGGATTTCTGGGATAGAACCCGGTGGCGGTCCGCCCATTCGGAAACGGTGATCTGCGGTTTGGGCCGTAGGCCGTCGAGAAATCCGCGGCGAAAGACTTCGGCACCGCTACGCATGGGGCTGGCGCTCGCCGGCGAGGATCTCCAGCGCCTTCAGAATCTCATTCGTGAGGGTGCGCTCGAATTCGTGCGGATCGGTTTCCGACATTAGTACGCCGGTGAGCCTAGAGGGGATTCGCAGCAGCGCATCCTGCACGTGTCGCCCCAGTCGGAAAGATTCGGCGGCCACCTCGCTCACGCGCACGAGCTGGCCGATCCTCTCCTCGAGATCCAGCCTGGTCAATTCGGATCGATAGGTGAGCTCGGTGGTGCGCACCTTCGAAAGACTCGGGCCGGTATCCGCCGGCGGTTCGGTCTCGCCCGCGGCCTGGGCCTCCGCGGCCGCCCTGCGCACCTCGGGGCCGAACAGGGTTTCCTGGGGCTTGCCCGCGTTGTGCGGAACGGTGCCGCGCGGCGCGCCGCCGGCCTTGGATTCCGGCTCGCGCTGCTGGGCGCCATCGGTGTTTCGCTCCCATTCGAGATCGGCCACCCTGGGATCGATCAGGATCGCGCGGCCGCGCTTGCGCAGGCAGCGCTTCAGGCGGCCGGTGCGCACGGCCTTGGAAACGGCGGTGTGCGAAACCTTGCGCCGGCGGGCATAGGCCCGAAACGTGAGCTCCTCGCGCAGGGGCTTGGGGTTCACGGCCGGGGCGGGCCGAGCTCGGCCTGGTCGTGGTGGTCCATATCGAGGGCCGAGCACCAGGCGCAGCGCCAGGCCGCGTAGGTGCCCGCCTGCTCGAGCACCCAGCCCCAGGTGCGGCAGCGCTGGCAGGGCGCGAGCGGCGGCGGTGGCGCAATGGCCAGGGGCTGGATCGCCAGCGGGGCGATCGCCAGCGGCGGAATCGGGTTCTGGGCGGCGGGCGGTTCCATCGATCGAGCCTGGAAAACCCGGGGATTTCAGCGCCCCGGTGGCGGCGGTTTCCGCAACAGGTTTCCAGGGTGCCAAAGTGGAAACCCGGTTGCCAGCCGCCTGGCTAGATTCGCGCGGCGGTCCGCGTCACC